AGCTACGCTGATTTCGGAACACGCTTGGAGGAAGCCACGCACGGCTATGTAAAGCGTATTCAATCTCTGATTGCCTCGAAGGATGAGGCTACTGTAAACCGCATTGCGGATATGCTGGATTCCATGGGCTTTGATGCCGTTACCGGATATTTCGACCCCAAGGAAGACGAACGCAGCGGCGAGGTAGATTCTCTGACGGGATACTACTACGTCGATATCTAAAAACAACCAATTATAACAAGGAGTACATTAACATGGAACTGAAACTTTCTTCTAATTTCAGCGGAAAACCCGTATCTGTCGTCGTCCCTATCGAGAAAGTTATCGAGGTGTTCTGGCCGAAAGACGAGAAACCGCCTATTTCTCTTACCGTATCAACAGTTCTTGGCGCAGACAGGGCCAATGCGGAATTTTCTCTTGGTGAAGAAACCAAAGAGTCCTATCCCGGCATTTGGCTTACGACCGATAATGTTAAAAGCCATCGCCACTGTTCTTGGTTCCGCCTCGAGCTGCCGAACGATACCAACGACATCGTAATGGGTCATCTTTACGCCGGTGATGATGATATGGAGACTGACCAGCCTCTTGCCATCATTGCTGACGGTATTCGTGCTGACGGGGATGAATCAAAACGCATCCTTTGGGTCGATGAAGATGTAACGTGCGTTAAATCAATGAATGACGATTATCTGAATCGTCAGAAAGCCATCACCGAAAAACAACTCAGTGACCTTTCTTCCGGAATTTTTCTTCAAAATTTCGATTATATCGTTTACGGCAAGCGCCTTGCATCCAAATCTGAAAACACTGTGGAGTTCGTGGAAAACACTATCGTTTCCCACAACAAACAGGAGCTCGATGTGGTTGCAAACGGTATGGAAGCTATGGGGCTTTCAGTCGAGACGGGTTATTACGACCCGGACGACGAGTCCTCCGTTGATGTGCCAAAGCAGCTTATCGGCTTCCATTACGTTGTTCTGAAGAAAAATGCCTAAACCATAGGAGGTTTATATGTACTGCAAAACTATCACAAAGGAAATCTTCGATTCCTATATCGCAAATGACTCGGATTCCGTTCTGGAAGGTGTTGTTACCAATACTTTCGAAGGCACCGCTTTCCGCCGCTTTGTGCGCGTTCCTTTGGCTAAGGGAGAACATTATGTCGAAGCGCTGTACGAGCAGGATTTCGGCTCTTTCCCTCTGGCTATGGGTGCGAATCATTTCAGCATTAAGAACGGTCTCGAGTTCATGGCGTTCATCGTTGACCGCAAAGAAACCTACTGCAAGTCTGCTGCATTCGCACTGCTCTTTGACGATTACCGGCAGGCGGATTCCAACTGGGTCACGGCTGAAATGAGAGAAAAGTTTCTCGCATACATCGAGAAGACCTACACCCCATCTGCTGAGGTGATGAAGAACAAGAAGTTTCAGTCCCTGACATACGACAGCGCCGTGAAGCAGTATGTGTATGACCGGAGCAACGACACCACTTCGCTCGACGTGATGTTGAAACTTCTGGAGAAATTCGACGATTCTGTTATCATTGATTACCTTGCAAACCCCACCGGATGGGAAGAGCGGTTTGCCAAGGTTCTGGAACAGTCTGGAATCTGGGATTCGTTCGCCAAGGAGTTTGCTGAACCTTTTGTGGCATATCTAAATCATCGCAAAAAGTGCCGGTAGTCCCGCATATCGGTTCGGCATCGATGAAAGCGTAAGTCTTCCGGGGAACCAGCATGGCTTTGTCAGAGACATACTTGACGACGGAAAGATATATGTCGTGCAGATGTTCGAATCTACCGAATACCGCTGCTATGCGTGGCTCGATATGAGACCGGAATACGGATACAAAGACATCGGTTCCGTTTACGGAAAGCCGAACCCTTACAAGCCGCTTCCTGTCAGCAACTACAATCACGCGGTTCGATTTTTGCTGGGTTTCCTGTACTTCTATGATGTTGACTTGACGCCCGGCTATCAGAGCCGCCACGCCTGGAATGAGGCTCGAAAGGTCGCATATCTAGCCGATATTTTCGCAGGAAAAGATGCCGGAGAAATCGTATTTCAGGAAATTCCGTCGTCTGACCCGATGCCAAAGTATCAACTCATCAAAGGAGAGCAGGAAGCCATCACCCTTCGAGAGTTTTACGAGAATCGGCTTTTATACAAAAAAGCATGCTACAACGACATTCGTGCAGATGATATTTTCTGGTTCAGACACACCATGCTGCGAATGATAGTCTACGACAAAAACAACGAACCTTCCACTACACACGACGAAATACCGATTATCGGCAGGGTGCTTTTCGGAAGGTACTAACACAAATAAAGGAGAATATAATGAAAATCCAAAAAACCAACACAGGCATCCTTATCACCAAAACCGCGAAGCAGCCGAGCGCGAAAATCGAGTTTTCTCTGGATGAGCTCGATGCGCTTTCGGAGTTCTGCGAGCAGTTGCAGGACGAAAAGGATATCAGAGAATACCTCAACACTGCGGTGACTATTCCGGATTCCGCCGAGGTATCGGCTCCCATTGCCGCCAAGTATCTGCGCGATGCAGCCCTCTTTGAGCAGCTCGTGGACGAAACCAGACGGAATCAGGAAGAGAACCAGAGCGATTTCCTCACTGCCGTCAGCGAAGCAGTTGCTTCTATCGAAAAAAGCCGCGATGTCAAAGAATGGCAAGGTTTGACGAAGGAGACTGCGGAGCGTTTTGCCCGTGAATTCATGGCAGAACGGAATCCCGGTCGTTGGTCGGGGTTTGGTGAGGTCCCTGAAAGTGTCAGCCTTGACCCCCTCAATTTTCCCATCAACGACATTTATCCAAAAGGCAACAAACCCGCCCTTCGTATGCAGCTTATCAGTGTGACCTATCCCAGCCTTCACAGAGTTTGTGAGTGCAGCATTATTGAGGATGGTGTTGACCTGTGGGCTCGCCGCACGCTGGATTCCATGACTGCCGGTACTGTCGAGGACCTGGTCGAGACTGTTCTGTATGTGGCACGCATGTACGAGAGAAGCAAGTGCTTTGAACGCATTTATGTAAACCGCATCCAGATGGAGAAATCGGAATACGATGCTATTCTCCGCCATCTCAATAACCCTGACAGCATCGACGACGAGTATCGAATCAGTGATGTCGTCTTTGCCGCAGATAATACTACGGTTTCCGTACTTTGGGAAGGGAACAGCAAAGATGGTGTTTCTGGTACGGTAACGCTTGCCGTGAACGGTAAAACGGTATATGCAACAAAGAGTACCAAGGTATTCTGCAATCATTGGGTCATCCCATACAACGGTGCCGAATACCATGTTCTTGTCGATGTACTTCCAAAGAAAACCGTTCTGGAAGAAACTATATATGTCAGCAAACCGTACGCTGAGCGCATCAAGAAGTACCTTCGCGGCGCGGAAGTGCAAGGCGATGGTTCTTCGCTGAGCAAGACTGCGAAATTCTCCGACGGGTTTGAAATGGACATCCGCTGCTGCGGCGGCAAGGACGATTCTTGGACTGAGGCTATCCTGTACGATGATACCGGCAGGGAAGTTGCCGTCACTGAACCCTGCGATGGATTTACCGGCTGCTGGGAATTGAAGGATGAAGACACCAACACGGTATATCGCGCCCATGTCATGACAAAATCGAACCTCAACTAACCAATAGCATTCAGCCGTCCGCCTTCGGGTGGGCGGCATTTTTTCTTGCCAAACTATGCGAACGGCATAGAATAGATATTGTACGATAGATACCATCTACCAAGGCGCAATCCTGCGTTCGTACAATTCACAATCTGCAAGCATTCAGGCAGACTCATCTTCGGGTGAGCCTGTCTTTTTTGTTTGCGAACGACAAAAAAAGGAGCTTTGTATGAAAACATTTATTCTCGAAAACATCCACATCAAAGGTCCCGATTTCATCGATTGGTGGACCGTTGTTGAGGTCCCGACTACCGAGGAGGAGAACCAATGAGCACACCAAGCTTTATCGGAGTACTTTGCAAAGAAGGAATCATCAAGTTCGTCTATTGCCATTCTGATGGCTACCCGTCTTATCTTGGCAAAATGCTTCTTGAGCATTATAACACCCCGGAACTTGCAACAGCACTCGTTGACCTTGGAAGTCTTTCGATGGTTCGGGAGCGTCTTGCCCCGGACGAGGGAGAAACGCACAGATTTGATAAACCTGTTCGTCACGGTCCTAAAGGAGGTATAACAACTGCCTATCATCGGGACAGAGGCGATGACTTGGAAATCGACAGCGTAGTAGTCGATACTCCTGTTGTTCTGAAAAACGCTGAGACTCTGTTCCTGAACATCCTCAAAGAGGAAAACATCACCTATGGTTATCTGTACAATGTTGCAGATAAACTTTGGTATGCCACTGATACGGTTCAAGACAACAGATTCTTCGTTCTGGACGAGAACTTCATTGACGCTCACACTTAACAAATAGGGAGGTTCATTATGACCGATAACATCATTACGGCTCGGCTGTTCATCGACATGGACGGCACACTCGCAGCGTGGCAGCAAGCCGCGTGTTTTGAAGATTTACTGCAGGAGAACTATTTCCGGGACCTGCCTCCGTATCAGACAGTGGTGGATGCCGTAAGAATCCTCTGCAACGCGCATCCCGAACTTGATATCTATGCGCTGTCCGCATTCATGCCGGAGAACCCTGCTGCGGTAGGTGAGAAATACGGATGGCTGGATGTGTATGTGCCGGAAATCGATGCTGCACATAGGATTTTCGTTCCTTGCGGAGAAAGCAAGGCTGCGGCAGCTGCCAACCGTCTGAAAATGCCGTTTATTGACAAGTCCTTTGTCCTTCTGGACGACTACTCTGTCAACCTGCATGACTGGAAAGAGAAAGGCGGCAGCGGCATCAAACTGCGTAATGGTATCAATGGCAACATCGGGACCTGGAAGGGTCCTTCCGTGAGCCGGTTCAACACCCCTGAAACACTCGCAACGCTCATCTGCCAAGCGGCAAAAATCAGAGCAAACGCCTGAGGCGAAAGGAGAAATAATCATGTTCCCGACTAAAGAAACTATCGAAATGCTTCGCACCGAATATCCCGATGGCACCCGCGTCCGCCTT